CGGAAATTGCCCACGCTATTGGTATATGGCATTTAGCGGAGCAGTATTTATTGATAACAATGATGCTGTTGCGGTAGCAAACATGGCCCAGGGAACCCAAGCTCACGAAAGACTTCAAAAGCTTATCTCTACAATGCCAGAGTGGAGATCAGAAGAAGAAGAAATTATTAATGAGTATCCGCCTATTAGGGGCTTCATAGACCTTATTATGGAATACGATGGAGAAACGGTTATTGGCGAAATTAAAACGGCAAAGCAAGAGGTATGGGATACACGCCAGTCAGAGATGAAGTCATCGGCCAATCATATGCTTCAGCTACTTACATATATGAAATTAAAGAATGCAAAAGAAGGATTCTTCTTGTATGAAAATAAAAACACTCAGGAGATATTGATAATCCCAATCTCAATGAATGATAAGAATAAGCAAATAATTGAAGACACATTTTTATGGATGCAGGAAGTATGGGATAATTTTCAAGACGGAGATTTGCCAATGCGTCCAGCTGGATCAACAAAATCTAAAATGCCCTGCACTTATTGTCCAATTAAACTGGAATGCTATAGCAAGGAGACTCCAGTAGGAACTGTTCAGATTGAGCTATTTGAGGTGCCAAATATATGATATGTGCAAATAAAGATTGTGCTATTGATTTTGATGCCAGAACTCACAACCAAAAATATTGTTCTGATGAATGCTGCAGGGTTGCAACTAACAAGAGGATCATGGAAAAGTATTATGAGAAGAAGGCCATTAAGAATGGAGCAACCAGATTATGCAAAAAGTGCTCAGCTCAATTAAGTAGATATAATCAAGAGTCGCTATGCTCTACCTGTGAAAAATCTACTAAGATAAAATCAAAATCAATGATGATGGATATCTTAAATGAAATTAAGTAGTCTTGTAAAGACTAAGGCAAATCGTGTTCTGGGCATAGATGCGTCAACAAACTCTATAGCATTTTGTCTAATGGAAAATGATATACCTTTAAAATGGGGCAAGATTAATATAGTCGGTGAAGACATATATGAAAAAATATATGATGCCAAGAATAAAATGTCAATGATGTTAGATGAACTGAAGAGTGATTATATAGTTGTTGAGGGTGCCGTACTTGTCAGATCTGCTGATGCTGTGATAAAATTGTCTTATGTCTATGGAGTTGTTATTGCTGAGCTTATGTCTACTGGAGCTAAGGTTATTACTATTAGCCCGTCCGCATGGCAGGCTTACATTGGCAACAAAAATCCGACAAAAGATGAAAAGTCTGCAATAAGATTACTTAATCCAGGATATGCAGATTCATGGTATAAAAATCAATTACGTAATATGAGGAAGCAAAGAACTGCTGACTACTTTAATAAGAAATACGGTATAGAAATTGTGGATTTTGATGTTGCAGATAGCTTTGGTATCGCACATTATAGTAACCAGGTGCTTACTAAACGATGAAGCTTTACCAGAGTAAAGAATGGTTGCAAAGAAGATACATTGTTCAAAAAAAAACAGTTACAGAAATAGGTAAAGAGTGCGGTGTCTCTGCTATGACTATACAGAGATATTTACAAGAGTTTGGATTGTTGAGAAAAAAATGAGCAACTACCCTAATAAGTCTGGCGGGTATCAGGCATGGATTACAGACCTTCAATTAATTGCAACGGATGCCCCATCTGGTCCTAAAATTATAAGAGAGTGCCTTGAGATAGCAGAGATGCTAATTAAAAAGAATGTGTCTTACGGAAACTCTGCCCTAGACCCAATTCGTATATTTTCAAAGGCGGATTCAACAGAACAAATCCGTGTACGTATCGATGACAAGCTAAATAGAATTCAAAATGATCAAGCATTCCCAGGGGATAATGATATTGACGATTTAATTGGATATTTGATATTGCTTAAAATAGCCAACAAGGTTGCAATTTCAGTCAACTAGAAGTATAATATATCTATATGAATAATGAAATAGAGCCAGCAGTTCATTTTGATCGCATGAATAAGGTTGTCAGTGAATTACTAAAAGGTAATTCAGCAACTCAGATAGCATCAATAACAGGATTCTCACGTAAAGAAGTTTTAGAGTTTGTTGATGAATGGAAGTCTGTTGTGCATAACGACAGCAATATTCGTGACCGAGCCAGAGAAGCAATATCTGGTGCTGACCAGCACTATGACATGCTCATCAAAGAGGCCTGGAAGACCGTAGAGGACGCAGATCAGGCAGGCCAGCTAAGTGTTAAGGCTGGAGCCTTAAAGCTAATTGCAGACATAGAGACAAAAAGAATAGCAATGCTTCAGTCTATTGGTGTTTTAGAAAACAATCAAATTGCTTCTCAGATTGCAGAGACGGAACGCAAGCAAGAAATATTAGTTGGAATTTTAAAAGAAGTTACATCTGGTTGTCCAAAATGTAAGATGGATGTTGCAAAAAGATTATCACAGATTACTGGTGTTGTAGAGTCCGTAGTAATTCAGGACGCCGATGTCGTTTGATTTTAGCGATTTAATTGATATTCTAGATGGCGAAGAGTTTGAAGAAAAGCCAGTCGACCTTAGAACATTTGTAAACGATCCAAATTATTTAGGATTGCCTCCATTGTCTGATTACCAGTATATTCTTATTGAAAAAAGTTCACAAATATACAAAGAGTCAACTTTAAAAAAATTATTTGGAGAAGAGGAGGGTAGTCTTAGATTTAAGCAGACAGCCAATGAAGTTGTAGCTCAGCTTGGTAAGGGCTCTGGTAAAGACTACTGCTCTACAATTGCAGTGGCATACATAGTGTATCTACTTCTATGCCTAAAAGACCCAGCGACTTATTACGGGAAACCTCCTGGTGACTCTATCGATATCATTAACATTGCCATTAACTCACAGCAAGCAACGAACGTATTCTTTAAAGGTTTTAAAAGCCGAATAGATAAGTCTCCGTGGTTTATTGGTAAATACTATTCGAAGGCATCTGAAATTCAATTTAATAAAGCTATAACAGTTCATTCTGGCCACTCGGAAAGAGAAGCATGGGAAGGGTATAATGTTATAGTTGTAATCCTTGATGAGATCTCTGGTTTTGCAATTGAAAACACAACAGGACATGACCAGGCAAAAACAGGTAGCGCAGTGTATGATATGTATAGGGCTTCAGTAGACTCACGATTTCCAGATTTTGGAAAGGTTATACTTTTGTCATTCCCTAGATTTAAGAATGATTATATACAGCAAAGATATGATGCTGTCGTGGGAGAAAAAGAAACTATAATAAGAGATCATAGATTTAAGATGTACGAAGAGATGGCTGACGGAACAGCAGGAAATGAGTTTGAGATTCAATGGGAAGAGGACCATATCATATCTTATAAGATACCTAAAGTATATGCAATCAAGCGCCCTACCTGGGAGATCAATCCAGTTAGAAAAATTGACGATTTTAAAACAGCATTCTATACAAACCCAACAGATGCTCTATCAAGATTTGCTTGCATGCCACCTGATGCAGTAGATGCATTTTTTAAATCAAGAGAAAAAGTAGAAAAAGCATTTAATGTTGGTGCGATTGCAGTTGATAATTTCGGTAGACTTGAGGAATGGTTTATACCAGACCCAGACAAAAAATATTATATACACGTTGACTTAGCTCAGAAGCATGACCATTGTGCTGTAACTATGGCTCATGTAAATAAATGGGTGAATGTTAAAGTAACAGACACTTACTCTCAGCCCGCACCTATTGTAGAAGTAGATGCTGTAAGATATTGGACCCCAACAAAAGATAGATCAGTAGACTTTACAGAAGTAAAAGACTATATCCTTTCTCTTAAAACAAGAGGATTTAATATAGCGGTATGTACCTTTGACAGATGGAACTCTCATGATATGATGCAGCAGCTAAAACAATACGGCATCAATACAGAGATTCTGTCTGTTGCTAAAAAACACTATGACGATATGGCAATGGTTGTGGCAGAAGAAAGGCTTGTGGGGCCACATATACCCTTACTTATAGATGAGCTATGTCAGCTTAGAATTATGAGAGATAAGGTGGACCACCCTCGAAAAGGTTCTAAAGACTTAGCTGATGCTACATGCGGAGCAATATTTAATTCAATTAGTAGAACTAGATTTGATAATAATCAAGAAATAAATGTACATACTTATGAATCAATGAGCTATGATAATGATTTTGGGACAAAGGATGACCCAGACACAACATCCTACAACATGATAAGGGCGCCGCATATGCCCCAGGATTTACGAGAAGCAATGGACAGGATGCAAATAATATGAGCGAGTACCAAGAAAGAGCAAAGATGTGTAAGTGTTGCACTAAACACGTACCACTTCCAACATCGTTAATTGAATATGAAGGATTGCTGTTGTGCCCCACAACACATTCTAATATAATTGAGTATAAAAGAATATGGAATTCTTTTGGGCAAAGGCCAATGGGCAGTATAAGAAAACATTTTTCAGAGTATGTTCAGCAAATTGTAGAAAAAACTATTGACAAGCCTTCATCATAAATATATAATTAATCAGTAGGCAGCAATAGCTTAGTTGGTTAAAGCCCCGAACTCATAATTCGGTAATCGTAGGTTCAAGTCCTACTTGCTGTACTTATGGGGATTAGCTCAGATGGTAGAGCGTCGAACTGTTAATTCGAATGTCGCAGGATCGATGCCTGCATCCCCAGCAACATACCTCTGTAGCTCAGCGGAAGAGCAACAGACTTCTAATCTGTTGGTCGCTGGTTCGATTCCAGCCAGGGGTACAAAATGATATAATGTAACTATGGAAAACCCTTTAGATAGAGCGCCAGTAACATGTAGATTACTTTGGAAGCAGTGGCAAAAAAATATGCCAGACAGCCCAATGCTTATTACAGCAAAAGAAAAAATATCTTCGTACCAAAAAGGCGACTGGGAAAAAATGGTAAAAGAGGCTTACGAGCTAAATGCTTACCTTGCATATTTAATGAATAATAATATTAGCCTAGATTCAAAAGAGTCAGAAGTTGGATTTGATATGTTTGCAGATCACTATATAAAATGGTTTTTCCCAATAGATGAAGAATATATATTGATGTTAGTAATGGCCACCCAGCTTGATAAAAAATATGCTTTATTTTTTGAAAACCAAGCCCCTGGGTTAGGTATTTATTTACCTAAGCTATTACGTAAATATGCATATAAATTAAGAAGTAAACCAGAATAGCAAAAATGCTATAATATATTTTAGTAGACTTAAAACAACTTACCAAGGAGAAAAAATGTCAGAAGCACAAGGATCAGCAGCAAGATTAGTAGAAGTAGCACTAGCGGAAATTGGAACTATTGAGGGTCCAAAAGATAATGAAACAAAGTACGGCAAGTTTGCAAAAGCAAACTTTCAACCATGGTGTGGTTCATTTGTCATGTGGTGTGCAGATCAAGCAGGAGTAAAAGTACCTAACACTGTGTACACACCAGCAGGAGCACAAGCATTTATTAAAGCAGGAACTTGGCAAATGGCAGAAGTGGCAACACCAGAACCAGGAGATATTGCATATTTTGATTTCCCCTCAGACGGTGTCGATAGAATTTCTCACGTAGGAATAGTAGCTGCAGTAAATGCGGATGGAACAGTTGATGTAGTGGAAGGAAACACCTCTTCTGATAAGAAAGGCGATCAAAGAAATGGCGGAGAATGTTGCCTTAAAAATCGTGCTTACAAAAAGAAAAATGGTTCTAAGCTTCGCAGAAATCAGACAGTATCAATTGTTGGATTTGGAAGACCAAAATTTGGATCATCGGTAAAGAAAGCTGTAGTTAAAAAGGCCCCAGCAACTAAGACAGTAACCAAGAAAGCAAAGTAATTAAATTGGATAAGTCGGATCTTCCTGTTATAATTAATGATTTTTTTTCTAATGATGAGCTTTTTGATTTAAAAAGCAAGATGGATGTCATCTTTAACTCAAGAGAAAAAAAGAACATTGAGGACTTATCTTGGGAAACAATATACACAAGCTTCTCAGACGTTCAGGTAGATAAATTTTGTGGGAGAGCACAGCTGTCTTTATCTTCAGAAGACAACAATCTGATACCAGATTCTGTAAAAGCAAAGATACTTGCAAAGGCAAAAGAAATAGATCCACTTGCAGAATTTAGATATTTTTCAATAGTTAAATATGCTAAAGAATATGGCATTCCTCAGCTAGCGCCACACTGTGACCATCCAGAAAAAGAAACATTTTTGTTTGATATACAGGTGGACGGGAACATTGATTGGCCTCTTGTTGTTAATGCGGAAGAGTACAACCTGACAAATAATAGCATACTAGTTGTAGATGTTCAGAATAATCCACATTGGAGAAAGCCAATGAAGTTTGAAGACGATAGTTTTCTTTATATGCTTTTTGTTATGTTTAAAAATGAAACCTTAGAACTTGCAAATATAGAAGATCAGATGAAAAAAAGTCAGCCGTACAGTCGTATTTATAATAAAGAATTTGAAGACCTTATGGGAATAAAGCAGTATGACTGGAAAGAAGTTAGAGGAAAATAATGTTTGAGTACTACGTTAAAAAAGTTACAAAGGTTGTAGACGGAGATACAATAGATGTAGATATTGATCTTGGATTCGATATATCGTTTAGCTCAAGGGTAAGGCTTGCTGGTATAGATACTCCAGAATCTAGAACTTCTGATAAGATGGAAAAAGCTTTAGGACTTGAAGCAAAGGCTTATTTAAAAAATGCAATTGACAATGCTAAAACTGTTGTAATAAAGACAGAAAAAATAGATTCTTCTGAAAAGTATGGTCGAATTTTAGGCTGGGTATTTTTAGATGGATCTACTAGATCTATTAATGATCAGATGATTACAGATGGGTATGCTTGGGGATACCTAGGAGATACAAAGGTCAAAGATTTTCAGGCTTTAGCAAAGGCAAGAGCAAAGTCTGGTAAATAAATATTGATTATGCTATAATTATTTTACATCTGCCTTATGGGGATGCTAAACTAACTCGCTTAAAAGGAGCAAAAAATGGTAACAAATTTCGCCATGGATCTTTTTAAAGATCCATTTTTTATTGGTTTCAACCGAGAGTTGGAACGTTTTAATAGTCTAAGCAAAGTAAACAATACTGCTTTTCCGCCGTACGATTTACTTAAACTAGACGAAGATAACTATCAGATAACACTGGCAGTTGCTGGATTCACAAGAGATGATTTAACTGTATCAATTGAGGACGGAAGTCTTTGGATTACAGGTGAAATTAAAGAGGTAGTAGATGCCGAAGTTGTTCATAAGGGAATTGCTGCACGTAAATTCACAAGAATCTTTGAATTAAGTGAATACATGGAAGTTTCTAGCGTAGAACTAAAAGACGGTATGTTGCATATTCGTGTGATTAGAAACCTACCAAAAGAAAAACAACCAAAAATTCTAAAAATTAAATAAAAATGAGACCTGAGCATGTCCTAAAACTGCTCCTTACACAATTGGAGTACAGTGGGATATATTAATGAAGATCGTGGTCTTGACGGAAGAAACCATGACACGGCGGTACTAACAGCAGAGTTCACAATAGGACTTGCAATTGCTTCTTACAGAGGTCTCCCTATGTACTTAGACAATCAAAAAAATCATAGATGGATATTTAGCCAGCAACAAAGTCTAGACGGAAAAATGATAGCAGTTATAGGTAATGGACACATTGGTAAAAGAATGCAAGCAATAAAATCATTTGCTCCAAGAGCTCAAGTAACTAATTTTTCTAGAACTGGTAGTGAAGGATCATTAATTATAGATAAGTTCTTTACAATGTTAGAAAAATTTGATATTATTATAGTGTTGGCGGAACTTAATGATTCTACCCGAAATATGTTTAATAAAGATGTTTTTTCAAGAATGAAAGATGGGTCTTTGTTTATTAATATGAGTAAGGGTCCTATTGTTAATACAATGGATTTAGTAGAAGAGTTACATAAAGATAGAATATTTGCTGCAATTGATCAGGTTGATCCAGATCCACTTCCAGCAGACCACCCACTATGGGATTGCCCTAATCTCATTTTGACGCCACACGTGGCAAGTAATGCGAGATAAAATGATTATACAAATAATTGGACTTCCTGGCTCTGGTAAAACGGAACTGGCAAAAGCCCTTAAAGAGCGTATCAATGCTATTCATCTTAATGCAGATGAGGTACGTGCAACAGTTAATTCTGATCTTGGATTTACCGTTGAAGATCGCATAGAGCAAGCAAGGCGTATGGGGGCTATGGCAAGACTTATTGCCAATCAAGGAGTTGCTCCAGTTATTGTAGACTTTGTTTGCCCAACAACAGAAACTCGTGAAGCATTTGGTAAGCCAAATATTTTAGTATTTATGGACACAATTACGCAAAGTCGTTTTGAAGATACAAATAAAATGTTTGAGCGTCCTGAAATTGCTAACGTATATTTTTCTAATCATGAACTAAATGCTAAAGAAAAAGCGTCTCACATAATTGAAAAGCATGGTTTACATGATTGGTCGGCACCAACAACACTTATGCTTGGTCGCTATCAACCATGGCATGAAGGGCATCACGCTTTGTATTTACAGGCTGGAATGAGAACAAATCAAGTGCTACTTGGAGTACGTAATACATATAATACTAGCGAAAAAGATCCACTTACATTTGACGAAGTAAAGGGTTATATTGCTAAAGATGAGTTTATGAAAGATGCAATGGTATTACGTTTGCCAAACATTACCAACATTGTTTATGGTCGTGATGTAGGATATAAGATTGAACAGGTAGATTTGGGGGCAACCATACATGCTATTTCAGCTACTGAAAAACGTAAAGAATTGGGTATTTAATTACTTGCAAAGTATTGCAGATGTAGAAGATAGGTTTGTAAATTCAATGTTTAGGGACGAAGATAAAGATGAAAGTAAGTAAGCAAAGATCAGCTATAAAGGCAATTACGTGGCGTGTCATTGGAACAGCAGATACGTTTGTTATATCTTGGGCTATAACAAAAGAACCAGTAACGGCTGGTGCCATAGCAAGCTTTGAGGTATTTACAAAAACTGTTCTTTATTATTTTCATGAGCGTGGTTGGAATAAAGTTAAGTGGGGTAGAGGATAATGCCCGTATACGAATACAAGTGTTCATATGATGATGCACACCCTTTAATGTCAACCCATAGATCAATTATGGATGAAGATCCAGGTTACACATGTGTTGAATGTGATTCGCAAATGACAAGAACATTTACGCCATTTGGCATACAGTTCAAGGGCAATGGATTTTATAAAACAGATAATCCTAAATAGTTAAGTGGTATAATTATTAAGTAAGCAAAAATATTGCATTACTTAGGGGATCCTTAGTTGACTAGAAAGTTAAGAATATTTACAGCCTTCCTGCTCTCAGTAGGTTGGCTTTTTGCTGGTCCCCCCCAAGCTAATGCTGCAGACACACTAATAAACGGATCCTTCTCGTCAACTGGCGGAGGATGGTCTGGAGCAAATATTACTGGGACTGTAAATAATAATGATGCCTGCGCCGATGCTGGACCAAGCCTTGGAGTTTGGCAAGAGAATGCTTTAGTTATGTCATACGGCACAGATAGGCCAGTCACACAAGCAGTAGTAATATCTCAACCTTCATCTGTAGTATTTACAGTAAATGCTCGGAATAGATCAGATGTTCCTGGAGCACAAGCAACAATTAGACTTCAAGATTCTAATCAAAATATTTCAACAGGCGGCAACTATTCTACTAGCGGAATTAATAAAACGCTAACAGTAACAACCACATCTCCAAATGAAAATGTAACAATAACAATAAGCGGAACAGACGGATTAGGCTGGGCTGGATGCTATGGAACTATATTTACTAACGCCTCTTTATCTGTGACACCAACAGTTGTTAAAACTATTGGGGCCCCAAGAAATTTAACCATATCTAGCAATGATACATCAACTGTATTAAGCTGGGAGGCACCCAATACTGGCAACACACAACCAGAAAGATATGCGATAAGCTTTAATTGTTCTGGGTGTAACGGTTGGGGAATTGCCACTGGAAATGTTGGCGGACCAAATTCTTTAAACACAACAATTACAATTGATCACTCCTTGTTAGATGGCCTTCGCCCTGCAGGAACAGTATGGTCATTTCATATTAGATCAGATAACGACACATTTGCCCTTTACTCTGCAAATTCAAATGTTGTTACTGGGTCTACATATGTAGCACCAACTCCTACACCTAGCCCAACACCAACTCCTACACCTAGCCCAACTCCAACACCAACTCCAACACCAGAACCTTCACCAACTCCAACACCAGAACCTTCACCAACACCTGCGCCAACGCCTACACCAACGCCTGTTACAACACCAACTACAGATCCAGGGCCAGTTACAGTAGTATCAACTGGACCAACCGCAGAAGAAATTGCAGCACAAGTAGCAGCCCAGCTGTCTGCACAACAAGCGGAAGCAGCAAGAATACAAGCGGAAGCAGCGGCATTAATTGCACAACAAGCAGCGGCAGCACAAGCAGAGGCCAATAGACTTGCAGAATTAGCTGCAGCAAATGCAGAAGCAAATAAAATAGCAGCAGAACTTGCGGCTAAAGTTGCAGCAGAAGCAGCAGCAATGGCAGAAGAAGCGGCAAGAATACAGGCAGAGATAAATGCAAATGCCGAAGCTGCTCGTATAGCAGCAGAACTTGCAGCATTAGAGGCAGAGATTGAAGCGGCAGCACAAGCAGAGGCAGACCGTATTGCACAAGAAGAAGCAGCAGCACAGGAAGAAGCAAATGCTAAAGCAGAAGCTGATAGAATTAAAGCAGAACAAGAGGCTATGGAGCAAGAAATAGCAAATGCTTTGGCAGAAAAAGAAGCAGCCATAGCAGAGAAAGAGGCGGAAATTGCAGAAGAGTTAGCGGCAATTAGAGAAGAAGAAAAAGTTATTGAAGAGATAGAGAAGGCTGTAGAGTCTGGAAAAGAATTGACTGAAGAGCAAAAGGATATTGTAGTAGCGGCATTAATAGAAACTTTAGCCCCAGGACAATCAATTTCAGTAGCAGAAGTTGTAGCAGCTGGAGTTGAACTTAAAGATTTGCCACCAGATACTCCAATTGAATTTAGAACATCAGAGTCTGGCGAAGTGTTAATTATTACTGCTGAGGTGGCAGCAAATATTGAATTGGTTACAGATCCAGGAGCATTGGTAGAAGCAATATTTACAGATCCACAGGCAGCACTTGCTGCTATTGGAAGCATAGGTGCTGACATGACGGATGAAGAAAGAACAGAAGCAACCGAGATGGTTGTCGCAACAGTTGTCGCAACAGGTGCAGCATTAAATGCTGTAGGTGCCGCTACAGGAACCACTGGAGGGTCCACAGGCAGTAGTTCTGGAGGATCAGGTGGAGGAGGAGCCTCTGGCGATTCCAAGGGAATAAGGAGAAGAAGACCATGATAAAGAAAATAATCAAAGATATGATAGATCAACTTTGGACACTTCTAGGTATGTTTATTGCCTGGGTAGTCCTTGATGGCTCTGCAAAGACAGTAGTAGGATATGCAATTATAGGTACATTAATTGCGTGGGCAGTCACATATTCAATTAGACATAAAGACGATGAATAATGCTATAATTGCATTATGAATAAATATTTAATTAAATTAAATGTGCTCCTAGAGGTAGAAGCCTTTAGTCCAGATGATGCACAGGAATATTTAAATGATATATTTATTACTGACGACGAAATTAAATCAATAAATCTGGTATCGATTAAAGAATTAAAATAGTCTTGACAGCACTATGTTGCAGGATGTATAATTGTAAAGTCGCTAGGAGAAAGCTTAATGCTATCTTATAAAGATCAACTTCTTGATCTTAATCCAGAATACACAACATGGCTTTCTAATAAAATAGAACCTATGGTTGAATTTCCTACTCCGTGGATGGAAGAAAATGATTACTCATTAAATTCTCATGGAGTTCGATGCGACGAATTTTACAAGATACCAAAAGAAGATCATATATTATTTGCTGGATGTGAGTACACACTTCCTATAGATAGCAAAATAGAAGATGCTTGGTCGTACAACCTATACAAATATTATCTTGGTACTGTTGGAACATTTAGAAGTTTAGCTTACCCTGGAGCAGACCCACAGAAGATAGTTTCAAACATAATTAAATATGTTGATTTATACGGTGCACCATCAAAACTTTTTGTTTTAATGCCAGAAATTATTAGACAATATGGATACTGGCCAGAAGGAAAAGTTTATAAGCCAAAGATGTATAGGCAGTTAAAATCAGAAGACGGTGTAGAGCATAATATTATGGCAGAGCCAAATAATGTTTCCTTGCAGATTCTTGCTTTAAACTATATAAGATCAGTTAGAATTCTTGAGTCGTATTGCGATGCATCTGGAATAAATTTATTTTGGACTACATGGGATAAAGAAACATCAGAGATACTTAAGGATAAATCGTTTAGATATTTTTTTGAAACACAGCAAGACCTATATAGCCAAGAACAGATATATAGCCATTTCGTTAACACAATTAGGAGTAATAATGAATGATGATATGAAGGTTTGGTCATACTACCAAGCAGATTTTGATAAAATAGGAAAATCAGAAGACAACATTATAGTTGTAGAAAAATTTCTTGATGAAGATCACAGGGTTAAGATTGTAGATTATTTAAACACACATAGGGATGATAAAGAGTTTTCTGGTGGGAAAAGCCTAAGACATATTCAGGTTAAAGATGAAAACCCAGAAGTAGCAGATTTAATAAAGCTTTATGAGAAAAAAATGTTTGATGTGGCAAGAAAAAACTTTGTAGAAAAATATGACATTAAGTTATTTGAAAAGCCATGGAATGAATTGCACTTTATAAAATGGAGTCCAACTATGGGTTCTGGGTTGCATTCAGATTGCCAGTATCCAAATGGTGATCCTTTAATGAAATCAAATTATTATAAGCTAAATATTACTGCGCTTATTTATCCAAATGATGACTACACTGGTGGTCACATACAGTTCCCAGATTACGATTTAGATATTAAGCCAGAGGCTGGAGACCTAGTAATGTTCCCAGCCAACAACTACTACAATCATATTGTTACTGAAGTAGAAGATGGAATAAGATACACAATGCCAATATGGTGGACATTTGATAATGGTGCGCCAGAAAGACAAATGAACTATAACCCAGAAGACTCAAAAGGATTATGGGTAAATGAAGGCGAAGACACATCCCATTTAAGGTCTTATTAGTGGATTATAATCTAGACAACAGAGTTGTTCAAAACGTATTAAATCAAGATCAAATTGATAGAGTATACGAGTTGGTCAACTCTTGTCCAGAAGATAAAATAAAGGCTCCAAATACTTATGGTCAACTTGCATTCTTTATAGAGGAGTTTGATTCAAGAGAATCTGGTGCAGAAGATATATATTTATCTATTGAAAATATGCTTAAGTCAGAGTATAATATAGATCTAAAGATAGCAGCAATTCAATTCGTTAGGTATACTACAAAGAGCGGGAACCCTGCGTGGCTTCCACCACATTATGACAAGGTATTTAAAAAGCCTATGATAACTGTAGATATACAAATGAATTCTAACTTGGTTTGGCCAGTATATGTTAATGGCATTTCATATACTTTAAAAAACAATGAGGCTCTAGTATTTTCTGGAACACACCAGATACACTGGAGGCCAAAAATAGAGCTTAAGGATGAACAATATCTAGACATGATATTTTGTCATCTTGAAGACACTCAGGCGGAAGATATATCAGATAAACACAGAGTTGATATGAAACTCCTATCAACTAAATATTTGAATGAGTATGTGTAATGTTGGTACTAACTGAAGCTGGTGTAGAAATTTTTATGAAAAGGTTTGAGGGCAAAACTTCAAAATCATTTTGGGACAATTACGATATTGTAATCTGGAATAAAAATTCATCTGGATACGCATCACCTGGCGGTATGTTTAGAAATAATGCTTGGGGTATGGCGCATAAAGTGTCCATAAACAATGATGGTGTATGGAAGTTGAATAAAAAATATGTCAAATATTTTAAATGATCTTGGAATAGATAAATCAGATCCCAAGTGGTATGACTTAGCCCTATGCCGTGGCATGGATACAAATTTGTTTTTTGACAAATATGAATCTGATATGAGTGTTGCCAAAGGTATTGATGAGGCATGCATGAGCTGCCCAGTAATTAAAATATGCCACGATAACGGTGTTGCTAACAATGACTATGGGGTTTGGGGAGGCGTTTACCTAAACGCTGGTGAAACCGACAAAGGTAAAAATGCACATAAAACAAAAGATGTATGGAAAAGACTGAAGGCAAGACATGTTCATTGATAAATCTAAGAATCATTTTGCACATGGAATAAACGAATGGACTGGTGAGCCAAACAAGCCAGTATTCTATACCAAAGAGATGGCTAAAAAAGTTAGAGAGTTAAAATCTCCAGCGCCAAATCTTGAGATGGATATCGTTAAGTATCCAGACTTTTTGGCTATCAGGCTATACGAAAATAATTTTGCACAGTACGACGGCTCAATGAGAGTCAGAGTAATAGAGTATATAGAAATGGTAAAAAATATTTTGCAATCATACGGAGTCAGAGTTGAACTAGAAGGAAAGCCAGGAGGCAAAAATAATGGATAAGGTACTATGCTACTCATGCAACAAAAGCAAAAATGCACTTAGTGTAAAGAAATCAGCACTACTGCCAATTAATCTACTACTGTGTAATTCATGCACCGATAACAAACTTGAGCCTAGATGGACAATTATTTTGGCTGGAAGACAGTTTGGATCTGATTTTGTAAAGGAATTTATTATTAAAAAGAAGTACTGCGGAAACGAGATATCAGCTTCTGAATTATTAGTTTAATAATCATTTTACGGTATAATTGACTTAACATGGATATATCGTCTAATCAAATTATACTAACAATAGTGGCTTCGCTTTTAAGCGGATTGGTTGCTAATTTAATAAATCAAAAAAGAAATAAAAAAGCAAATTCTGAAAGGCTTGAAGAAAAAGCCAGGGACGATATGCGTATAGAATTAAAAGATCTTCAAATAAAGTTATATAAGCTGGAAAAAGATCTTGATGAGTGGAAAGACAAATATTATGATGCTATTCAGGAGCTAATTAAGGTTCGGTCTGACCTAGAAGAATCCCTAATTAAGCTCACCCATCTAGAATTACACGTAGAAGAGGACTAGCACTACTAATTTTTATTTAGTATACTAGCAATATGACCTGCATAGTAGCCATCGCCCAAAACGGAACCGTATATATGGGTTCCGATCACGCCGCATCAGATGAGAAAACTGGCTGGATACTGTCAAGAAAAGAGCCTAAAGTTTTTAAAGTTGGTCAGTATGGCATTGCATTTACCGATTCTTTTAGAATGGGTCAGATTCTTCAATACTCATGGACTCCACCAAAATATACTCCGACAAAAACTAATTCTGGATTAGATAAGTTTATGAGAACTAAGTTTATTGATTCTGTTAAAGTTGCATTTAAAGATGGTGGATACGGAAGTATTGGATCTTCTTCAGAAGAAGACACTGGCGGTATTTTTATAGTTGGAGTTTGCGGAAGACTCTTTACCATAGATGAAGACTTTCATGTTGGAGAGAATGTTGTAAATTATATGGCGGAAGGCAGTGGTGGAATGATAGCGCTTGGAGCCTTGCATGCAACAAAGAAGCAAAGAAACCCTAGACTTAGACTAAAGGCTGCGTTAGAAGCAGCAACTGAGTTCAACATGAGCGTAGCAGCACCCTATACATATATTCAAGTTTAGTGTATAATTAAGTATGAAAACTTTTGCCTATGTGTCGTTAGCAATCCTTCTGTTTGGAATTTACAAACTGCGTCAAGCGATTAGGACAAGATACGATTATGGATTTTATTATATTAACAAAGAAGAAGAAGAAGTGTTCAATAGACATCTTGATGAAGTAGTTAAGGCGGCGGAACAAGCAGAGGCCAATGCTTTAGATTTAAGGGGAACCCCCACACATGAATGTATATGCGGATCTAACATATGGTCAGTCAAGGCAATATTCCAAGACTTTGAGATATCAAGTTATTTCTTAGATATGCAATGCTTGGAATGTGGAACGCTAGCAACAGCGCCCACACCATTAGATAGAGAGAGTATGGAATGAAAGATAAAACAAGGCTAGATGATTTAGAGGCAGACGTATACATCTTGACCAAAAAGGTACAAATGCTTGCTGAAATGTTTAAAGAATACGTAGATACAGAGCAATCTTTACGCATGGATGCTGGCAAATGGTATCCAGAGGCTATTGACACAAACTTATAAATTTTATATAATAGTAAAATGAATAAAAAACTAATAACTGCTCTAGTAGCACTTTCACTCATTGTCCCAACAACGGCCCATGCGGCCCTGGAAAACAAGACAGCTCAGCTACCAACCGTAGCTATTTTAGATACAGCAATCGATACTTCTCTTCCTGCATTCAAAGGAAGAATTGTTCAAGAGGTATGTATCCTAGACTGGACAACATGTCCAAACGGATCTAATTTTATGGAGGGCCCTGGCGCAGCATCAATGCCAGCAGATTTAATTAAAATTAATGGATTTGATCATGGAACACAGATGACATCTGTTCTAATGGAATCAAACCCAAACATGAACGTAATCTTTATTAAAGTTATTGGAAACACTGCGACTGGCGGAAGACAAATTGCATTTGAATCCACAGTATTTAATGCATTAAACTGGGTCAAAGCAAATGCTTCAAGATATAACATTCAGGCCGTGACTATGGCACAAGGACACCACAACCTAGGTGTTGCGGGAACCGACTATTGCCCAAAGACTCCAGCAACACAGTCTTCCGTGGAAAGCCTTGCATCTGATGGGATTCCAGTATTTTTCCCTTCTGGTAATGGACGAGACTATAAGCGAATTGACTGGCCAGCATGCATTGATGCATCTGTTTCAGTGGGATACGTGGATAGAATTGGCGAAATTGCAGCAAATAGTAACTACGATGAAGCAAAGCTTGATTTTTTTGCCCCAGGATTCTTTACTGTTGCTGGGCCAGCAGGCGTAGTTAAAAATATTTCTGGATCATCAGCAGCAATTCAATCAGCAGCAGGTTCATTTATTGCACTTAAATCAAACAAGCCAAACCTTTCAATGCAGTCACTTATTGATTTACTTAAATCAACATCTAAGAGTACTTCAGGTAGACAAGGCACAATTAAAAAGCTTATTGATTTAAGCGCTGCTATGTCAGGAACATCTGTGCCTACTGCACCATCTGGTCCATCGGCAACAGAAATTGCTGCAGCAAAAGCTGCTGCAGACAAGGTAATTGCAGATAAGGCAGCAGCAGACCTACTTGCAGCAAAAGCTTTATTGCAATCACAAGTAAATGCTGCCATTGCAGCAGCAGAAGCGCAGTATCAATTAGAATTAAAAGCTGCACAGGATAAACTTGCTGCGACTAAAGCATCATGGCTGGCAAAACTAAATGGCTGATCTTACAGTAATGGATGAAATCGTTGGCGAGGTTGCTGAGGGCCTATATAAAAAATGGGTCTCAGCAATGCCCGATGACGAAAAGAATCAGCAAGCATTTAGCGCAATGTCCAAGAATGCACATGAAACTACTCTATTTGTGATACAAGAATTTATGAATAGATTTAATGCAGCAGCGGAAGAACTAAAAGATAAAGAATGAAATCGTTTTTTAAAGAGAATCTATTTGAAGAGAAAGAATTTAATGATTTAAAGTCATTTATACTCTCTCAAATAGATTCCTTTGAAGATTTTAGATATGCTAAAGCTTATGGCAGGTATTATCAAGGAGTGCATTTTGAAGAACCAATGAGGTCTTTGATTGTACAAAAAGCAAGAGAAAATTTTGGAATAGATAATCTAGATATTGTTTATACACAATGCGTTAAGTATCAGATTAAAGATGGGTGTATTCCGTCTTTAGGAAGACACAAGGATAATTTTTATGCTACCCATACCATGGATATAGTAATAGAAGCTACAATTGATTGGCCCCTGGAGGTAGAGGGAGAATATTTTCCTAGCACACCAAATGTTGGAATGTTTTTAAAAGGTGACGAAGACTACCATTCAAGACCTGAATATCCTTCAGATGATAATAAAGATTATCTTATAGTTATATTTGTTAATCTTGCTCCAGAAGGGCATGAAGCTCTTATAAAGGCAAGAGAATTTTTTGCTCTTCCAGAGCATGTTAGAAAACAAATGCGTGATAAGATGGTACCAAATGATGTTAATAAATATAACTTAAAGGAGTTAAAATGAACGGTAAGCTAATAGTAGGATCAATGCCACTAGGCAATATGGATGATATAACTCTAAGAATGCTAGATGCATTAAAAACTTGTGACGTTATGTATGTAGACTTCCCAACGACATACATCGATATGTTAACACAAAAATATGATATTAAAACTAAAAAGGTAATGCTTGAAAGCTTTCACTCTTGCCATGCAGAATGGGATCAGGTAAACGAAGTTCTTGATTTAATTAGAGCTGGCAAATCAGTACTTATTGTTTCTTCAGAAGGACAGCTTGCGGTTTCAGACCCAGGAGTTCAATTCATACAAGAATGTATCCGTGAAAAGCTTGACTATGTAGTTCTTCCAGGAGCTAATGCTGGGATTCAAGCTTTGGTTACAAGTGGTACATCAAATGGCAGAGTATTTATTCACCCAACGATTGAGCCAAAAAATGTTGAAGTCGAGTTCCCTCCACTAAAAGATATAACACACACTACTACAGTTTATATATGGGGCAAAGATTTTCCAAAGGTTTTAGATATAATTGATAAAACCTTTAGATGGGAATTTAATGGGGAAAATGTTGCAAACAAGTTGGTTGCTTTGTGTTGTAATTTAACAACAGAAAATGAGTTTATCATAACAGACTGGGCAAACAACATTAAAAATCATCCAGATCTTAATAAGATTACAGACACAACTCTGCTAACTATTGTTCTTGGAGAGATGCTGCACACTGAAGATTGCGATCATCATATATGTAACGCTATCAGAGACTTGTTCCCAGGACAAAAATACTTAGGAAAGCCTCATGAACCAATTGACCGATTTGCACACAGATGTAATCATCCAATCGATCATGGGATTTACCACTAAGCTTCTATAGCTTTGTTTCCAATTCCAGTTTCTTCCATAAGGAATAGGCTACGCTCTTCAAGTATTTCTGCTTGTCCTTCGTCTAAAGGAATGTCTTTTGTGTAAGCCATGTTACATATAAGCATATCCACTACAGTTCCTGGAGAAAGCTTAATATTTTCTCTCCAGTGAATCTGTTGTGTTCCAGAGAATAAAAGACCTTGGTTAAACTTAAGCCTGTAGTTTTCTCCTTCAACAACTACGCCCCATTCTTCATCTGCATTAAGCTGTATGTCAAAAGTTATTCTTTGTGACTCTCTGCTGTCCCAGTGAGGAAATAGTTTAGGCTCATATCCATAGTCTAGGGTATATCTTAAAAAGAAAAATTCTTTTAAGTATATATCAAGCCCAGTGGTTGCCTTTGCAACCTCATTGATCCTACGTGCAAGCAATGGATTTAAGGGCATAGAGTAAGATTTTCTGCCACCCCAGTCTTGCATTGTTACGCTATCTTCTTTAAGGTTGTTGTATACGTAGTCTATTAGATCTTTTGTTAGGACGTCGTCCGCAACGCAAACGTTAAAGTCTTCGTTAGAAATTTTGTGTTTAGCTTTAAGCTCGTTGTATGGCTGGTAATCTATCATATACCTATTATACAATATATTGGCTATTGACAAGGCTGGTGATATTTTATATAATTCAGATATGGAACTAAACGATAGCAATTTTGACCAAGCTTTAAAGGATAACGATTTAATTCTAATTGATTTTTGGGCTGAATGGTGCGGACCATGCAAGACCGTCTCCCCAATCCTAGATGAGATATCATCTGAAATTGGACTTACAGTAGGAAAGTTAAATATTGACCAAAATAACATTAAGTCTGTTGAGTACGAGGTGACCTCTATACCGAACATGATCCTATTTAAGTCTGGGTTTCCAGTAAAGTCAATAATCGGGGCAAGACCAAAGCATGTTATACTAGAGGAGATTAAAGAATGGATTTAGAGCCTGATGATGGTTACATTGATCATGTAGAGTTTGAAATCTGGCTGAAAAATGGATATGATCGTGGGTGGGTGTCAGATGTATTTTGCGATACACACGAGGGCCCCCCAATGACAGAAGAAGAAAGCCAGGAATGGGATGAAGGCGGAGATCCATGCTCGTTCCATGTAAAAGTAAATGCGCTAATGTAGCGACATTTGGGTAAGAAAAACGTCTTACATAGTGTGAACATGTCACAAATTTCTGTACTCGTCAAGAGACAGATTAACATAAGGAGAAATAAATAGAATGAACTCATTCAAGAAAGTATCGCTAATCATCGCTGCAGCCCTGACTAGCACAATGCTTGTATCGCCAGCAGCTAACGCTAACGCTGGAACTGTCACCCTAACGGTGGCGGGAACTGCAGCAACAGGTGGAACAGTAGTAACAACTCCTGTATCACTACCAGTACCAGCAGATAACAGTGTAGATGCAGCAGATGCATTGAAGATTGCCGTAACAGGCGTAGACACTGGAACAGCAGTAACAGCAGTTGCAGTAAATGCAACACTTGTTCCTGCCCTATCAGCAACTGGTGCAGCAGTAACGGCATCATCTGGAACCTCAACGCTATCAATTGCAACAGGAACTGGAACATCAGCAGACTTTTATGTATATACTAAAAGTACAGCAGTAGGATCAGTATCGATTACTCGTGCTGGAACTACAACAGTTTATTATGTACAAGGTACCGCAGGTGCTTTGAACTCAATTACACTAACCGCTCCTGCATCAGCAGCAGCAGGTACATCACAGGTACTCAAGGTATCTGGATTTGACGTGTTCGGTAATGCAAAGGGTGGAGCCACAATTAATACTTTGGTTTCAAGCTCTGGAGCAGCATTGGCAACAGCGCTGACAACTGACACAGCAGTAGCAACACTTGGAACAAAAGAGCAGACAGTAACAGTCCCTGCAACTGGTTCAATCACAGTAGTTGCATACGCAACAGTAGCAACAGCCGTAACAGGTTTAGCAGCACCAGTCGGTTCTGTAAGCGCTACAATTGTAGTACGTGATATTGCAGCAGAACTTGCAGCAAAGAATGCAGAACTTGCAGCAGCAAACCAAGCACTTGCAACAGCCAATGCAGCACTAGCAGCAGAGAAGGCAGGACGTGCAGCCGATAAAGCAGCAGCAGATTCTGCAACTGCAACAGCAAAGGCAGCAACAGTAACAGCACAAGCAGCAGCAGATCTTGCTAAGGCTACATACAAGGCGGAATACAATGCACTTGCAAATAAGTGGAACAAGAAGTTCCCTAAGCTAAAGGTAGCATTAAAGAAGTAAATACCTTAATTAAAGGGGCAGGGCTTAGGCCTTGCCCCTTTATTATTTAAATGATAGAATAGACTTATGAGCACACCCAAAAAAAGTATAATTAAAACAATTAGCTGGGAAACATTCCATGTGGTTGTTTTGGCTGGGGTGATTTATTTATTTACTGGCGAATGGGAGTATGCAAGCCTTGGGGCCATATTTTATATAGCCGTTGAGTCTCTGGGGTATTATATTCATGAAAGACTCTGGGAAAGATTTGGGAAAAAGTAAATTGAATGGTGTTGAACTAAGACATAATTTTTTTGATCAAGATGAACTAAAAGAGTTTGTAGATAAGATTAATTTTTTAATTGATACAAAAGACAAAGTAGATCCAAAAAAAGTTGACTCTAGTGTTTTTAAAAAAGACTTTAATGATTTTTATTTAGACAGAAATTTAGGCAGAATACGAATCAACCTTAAACAAAAAGATATACCATATGGAATAATAAGAAAACTAAACGAAGAGGCCCAAAAAATAAATCCCGACCTAGAACTAGGAATAATTTCCTTTATAAGGTATGATAAGCAATACGGATTTGTACAGCTTATACCTCACTACGACAAACCTTCAAGGGTTCAATTTCTTTTTGATATTCAGGTAAATTCAAATGTCCAGTGGCCTTTGGTTGTTGCTGAACATGGTGAGTACAACATGGTAGACAATGATATTCTTATACTAGACGTAACAAAAAAAATTCATTGGAGAAAACCTCAAGTGTTTGAAGACGGACAATTTTTAGATGTAATGTTTGTTACATTTAACAACAAAAACATGGAAATTGGTTCTGCAGATGATCACGACTCAAATGTAAAACCATACTATGACGAATACAAGGAGTATGCAGACTCAATATATCCACCATACATGCATAAATGCTATCAAAGAATACTTAAGGTCTGGTAGATAGTTGTCAAATAAAACTTGCGAATCAAAAAATTGTTCTAATAAATCATCAAGGATAATTAATTCGGGAAATAAATATATAGAAATTTGTGACATGTGTTGGCACAAAGAATATAAAGTATAAGAGATAAAATGAAAATTAAAACAGATTCTGAAGTAGGTGCAAGAATTGTTTCTTGCGGTTCTTACAGACCAAAAAATAATGTAGATAACTCTAGATATCTTGAAATGGGTTTTTCTGACGAGTGGATACAACAGCGTACTGGTATTAAATCTAGAGGAATTGCTGATGTAGACAATGGGGAAACCCTTGCCTATATGTCATCTGAAGCTGCCAGAAAAGCAATGGAGTCGGCCTCCATGTCTATTGATGATATCGATCTTATAATATTTTCTACAACAACTTATCCTCACGCTACACCAAGTGGTGCAAGCGAGATAGCTGAAATACTTGGTGGTACAAAAACGGCTACAATGGATTTAAATTCAGCATGTGCTGGGTTTTGCTACTCTTTAGAAATTGCTTCTAGTTTAATTAAAAATAAAACAGTTAATAATGTTTTAGTTATAGGCGGAGAAACGTTACAGGTAAACAATAATCATAATAGCCCAGACGTAGAGTTTATATTTGCAGATGGTGCTGGAGCAGTAGTAGTTTCGGTTTGCAAAAAAGAGGAAAATGGAATTGGTCCCTCTATACTTGGGGGAGACATAACTGGAAGAGGATCTTTAGTCTTAGATACATCTTGGATTGACATGCGCCCACAAAAGCTAGATAAAGATGAAAATGGAAATCCTATTCCTAAATGGCCTGCCATGAAAATGGAAGGGGAAAAAGTATTTTTGTTTGCAGTAACAACAGTAGCTGGAAAAATGTCAGAGGTTTTAGAAAAAACTGGCATAACTGTTGAAGATATAAATGTATTTATACCTCATCAAGCCAACGACAGAATCACGCAAGCTATAGCCAGAAGACTATCTATACCAGAAAGCGTTGTTGTTTCTCATGACATTGAGCATACTGGCAACACATCTTCTGCATCGGTTCCTTTGGCTATGGACGCACTCCTATTGTCTGGAGCCGCCAAGTCTGGAGATATAGCGCTAATAGGTGGGTTTGGAGCTGGTCTATCATACGCTACTCAGGTGGTTAGACTGCCATGATAACTCCATACCCTCATGTAATAGAAAACTTTTTTAAAGAAGACGAACTTGTTTTCATGAGAGATCACATTGATTATTTAATTAACAATAAAGAATTTGTTTTTATGAGTGATATTGAAAATAAAGACGAAACAAAGGATAAATGGCTTGTAAACCATTACGTTGGGCGAATTAATTTTATTATCAACAAAAATAGATTAGATAAAAAAATACTAGACTGTATAGAAAGAGAATCAAAAAAACTTAATCAAAATTCTGAATTTACTTTCATTGAACTAGTAAGATACTCTAATATTTTTGGTATTCCTTCTATTGACCCTCACATAGACCCACCTTCAAAGCAGGCTTTCATGTTTAATGTTCAGGTAAACTCGAATATAGAATGGCCTTTAGTTGAATTTGTTGACGGGTTGCCAGTAGATATTGTTTTAAAGGATAACTCTTGTGCAGTAATGGATGTAAATAGAATAGTTCATTGGAGAAAACCTACATTTTTTAACGATGGAGACTACGTAGACATGCTATTTATACATTTTACAGACCAAAACATAGAGCCTTTGCCGCAGGAACACTACCCGCATCCTCCATCTTGGAAAAAAGATGGGGTCCCCCAATCAGATCTATACAACCTAGAGATGTCCAGAAGCTACCCTAATAGAAAAGAAATAACTACCCAGCAAAGGGCGGAAATTGTTAAAAACAGAGTACTTGAGAATGGCTGCCTGTACCCTAAATTGTGATCGACTAGATGCTATAATGTATCATAGACAGAATACTAGTCCTGTCTAAATAAATAACCTATAGGAGAATAAAATGACAACAGATGGAATCAACGGCGGAGGATTTGAAGCCGCAAAGCCAGCAGGAACAAACAATATTAATGCACACTACTCAGACAATACAGGATCAGCATTCCCTTCAACAGATAAGTCTACACAAGACGGCGCTGGAGTAGGAAATAACGGTAAGTAATAATGGGTCTTTTTGATAAAGAAGAAGTATCGGCACCAACAGTAGAGGCAGCAATTGCAGAAGCAGTTAAGCCAGTAGTTGCACCAGTTTCTTTTGTAACAAATTGCACACGAGACACAAGAGGCGAAAATCCTTGTGCTGTTAAAGATTGCGAGAACTGCAACTAATGTGCTATGAATGCGGATGCGAAACAGTAGGAAGCACACTTGGGGCAACTCCAGTGAACATCAATGATGTGTCAGATGGACAGGCAGAAGTAGTAGCCTAATGTCAGACGGATCACCAGTACCAGCACCAAATAATGAACCAGCAGGCGCAGTAACATCTAGACAAACACCTAAGAAACATCCTAGGCAAGGACTCAAGATTGATGTTAATAAACACGGCATACGTAGAGAAACTAACCTAATGCCTAAGCCTCCAAAGAAAACTGGTCGCAAAAAAATATAATAGTCGGGAAGTAAATTGGAAAATACTAATGATTTACTAACAAGTAATATGTTTGTTAGTGTAAATGCATCTAGAATGAATGACTTTTATAAAGATACTACCAGAGAAAGAATTTTTCATGGAAATGGAACTGGATTTGGCGGTATATTTAAAGTCACCAATGATATAACAAAGTACACCAAGGCTAAAATCTTTTCAGAGTTAGGAAAAGAAACTGAGGTGGTTGTTAGATTATCTAGCACCACCTCCCAACATGGCACATCAGAACTGTTTAGAGACACTAGAGGATTTAGTGTAAGGTTTAAAGGTGAAGATGGGCCATTTGACATAGTTGGACTTAATGTACCCATACAGTATGTGGTAGATAGAGAAAATGTTTTGCATTTGCATAACGGATCTCAAAGAAATTATTTTTCTGGATTATACGAGGCTAATGAAAAATGGTCTCTTTTTAGCAAAACTCCAGAGGCTCTACATAAGATAACAATGGTTTGGTCTGACAGAGGAATCCCACGCACATGGCGTAATATGAATGGCTACGGATGTAATACATTTTCTTTTATTAATGAAAGCGATGAAAGATTTTGGGTAAAATTTCATTTTAAAACTATGCAAGGGCATGAATTTCTTACAGATAAACAAGCTGCAGAAATTTCTCAGATAGAGCCAAATTATCATACCTATGACATGTACGAGGCAATAGCTAAAAGAAATTTTCCAAAATGGAAACTTTATGTACAAATTATGCCAGAAGATGAATGCACAAAATTAGAATTTAATCCATTTAGAATGAACAATATATGGCCTCATAGCCAGTTCCCACTAATAGAGGTTGGGGTTATGGAGTTAAATATTTCACACTACCATCAGCTTGTAACAATTGAAAGAATGGCTTGGTCACCTTCTAACATCCCAGAAGGTATAGGTATGTCTCATGATGGTGCTCTACTTGATCGTGCAACCGCCTACCCTCTTGTGCAAAAAACAAGAGTAGGTTTTGATATAAACAAACTATCTAAACATGTTAAATCTGAGATTAAAAAGTTTTTGTCAACAGAAACATTTTATTTATGCGAAAATAAAGAAACAAATGATCATTTTAATCAATCCAGGGCTTTATGGCAATCTTTTTCTGATGAAGAAAAAAATAGACTTTATTCTAATCTTGCAAATACTTTAATACGTGTAAAAAAAGATATAGTTGTTAACCAATTAAATTTATTTTCTATGATAGACCAGGCTTATGCAGATGGAGTTCTTTTAGCTTTAGAGTCTCTAGGTTTTAATCGTGACTAAAATAAAAAATATAATAATTGGTACTTATTTATTTTCTTTATTACTTTTAAGTTTGTTAATTGATAAAATAGAAAAATTTAAAAGAAAAAGAAAAAGACTTAAATCTATGGATAAAGAAAATAGAAATAAAACAAAATCCTTTTAATTATTTTCCCAGCTATTCCAGTATTTAGATTTTTTTGATTCCATATGTGCGTAATGATCATCGCTTAAATTTTCATCATATGCTACGCTGAATTGAGATAGAAGTACATCTGAGTAGTCATACTCACCAAATTCAATGTTACTTCTCCAATGTATTTGATGAGTACCAGAAAACAAAAGACCCTGATTATCTTTTAAAGTGTAAGCCTTACCGTCAACAAACATAGTCCAAGGGAATGTAGATTCAATCTGAATGCTTAATGTCAAATGTGGCTTTTTTAAATGTACATCGTAATGAGGGTAAAGTTGTGGCCTGTATCCACTTGACTTTGCGTATTTAGCAAAATGAAAATCTGGAACATTAAAAGGTATATCTGTTTTTGATGCAACTAACTCCATAATTCTATCACGTACAAAAGCATCTGGATTTTTATTATAAGATATATATCCAAATTCTGGATCAGGCTGCACTAAATCTCTTTTACCGCTTTTTGTATTTAAAACATGCGGTGCCATTGCCATAGTTCTATATGCAGATAGTATATGTGCTGAATCCAGACAATCATCTATAATTACTGGCTCAAATTGCTCTGTTAAAATTGTCATATACTTATTATATAATATTTGATATACTAAAGACAATAGATTGGATATTTATGATTATTTTAGGTATAAACGAGACATCTCATGACGCATCAGTATCTATGATCAAAGACGGAGAGATTCTGTTTGCTGCCCACGCTGAAAGGTATAGCAAACAAAAAAATGATTGGTACAACAATAAAGAAATTATTTTAGATGCATTAAATTATGCAACACCCACTCATATTGCTTATTACGAAAAGCCATATTTAAAAAAATCTAGACTAGTCCTTAAGGGTGGCGCAGGAGACTGGAAGCCAATATTCCCTATGGACTTGCCAGTAAAATATTTTAGCCACCATTATTCTCATGCCTGTGCTGGGTACTACACCAGCAAGTTTACAGATGCAGCGATAGTAGTCCTAGATGCAATTGGAGAATATAACACATCAACAATTTGGGTTGGTGAAGGAGGAAAGATTAAATTAAAATATAAACAAAATTACCCAGTAAGTTTTGGTTTATTTTATTCAGCTTTTACAAATCTAATAGGCCTAATGCCAAACCAAGAAGAATACATCATGATGGGAATGGCAGCATACGGAGACTGGACAAGATATTATAAAAAGGTAGACTCTTATTTTCCAGCATACTCTGAACAAAGATATAACTTTCATAAAGGAATTAAAGACTGGAATGAACCCATAAACGATCAAGATAAATTTGATATTGCGGCGGCTGTTCAAATGGTATACGAGCAAAGGCTTAATGATTTTATGCGTATGGCAAAAAGAATTACTGGTAAAACAAATTTAGTTTTTATGGGCGGATGCGCTCTTAATTCATCAGCCAACACATTGCTTTGGAAAATATTTGATGATGTTTGGATTATGCCAAATCCAGGTGATGCTGGAAGTTCTTTAGGTGCAGCAGCAGCCTTATACGGAAACCATATTGAATGGAAGTCTCCTTATTTAGGATATGATCTTGGAGGAGAGTATCCAGTAAAAAAAATTGTTGATGGTATATTAAAGGATGGTATTGTCGCAGTAGCAAATGGAAGAGCTGAGTATGGACCAAGAGCTTTAGGAAACAGGAGTATACTTGCAGATCCGAGAGACCCAAACATAAAAGATAAGGTAAACCTAATTAAACAAAGAGAGTTGTTTAGGCCGTTTGCTCCAGTAATAATGGAAGAGTGTGCCTCTAAATGGTTTGATATGAATTTTACATCTCCTTATATGCAGTACACAGTTAAATGCTTGCAGCCAGATAAAATACCTTCCGTGGTACATGCAGATGGAACATCAAGGGTTCAAACTGTCAATAAAGAGCAACACCGAGGTTTATGGCGTGTTTTAAATAAATTTTATCTGCAAACTGGAGTGCCAGTGCTTCTGAATACAAGCCTAAATATAAAAGGTCAGCCTTTGCTTAATGATGAACTAGATATAGTTAACTGGGAATCTGAGTATAAGTTTGGTATAATAAGATAATGATTAAAAAAATAAAAATTATTGCTTTAAAGATAAAGATCTGGAGAAAAAAGAAATCAGAAAAATTTTTCATATATTAAAAAATAAAGGTTCCAGACCTGATTTTAAAAAGGAATCTGATTTTTTAGAAAGTCAAACTGTCAGGCCATTTAACGAGATGTTTGCGCCTTTGTCGAGGCCCAAGTTTGCAAACATGGACTCTGTATTTAAAAGCCATAGCTTTAGCAATGGCAAAGAGTCAGTTGCTCTTTATCATGCAAAATTAAACTCTTATGGATTCAGATCTGATGAATTTAAAAAAATACATGATCGGCCACACATTTTGTTTGCTGGATGCTCAGAAACATTTGGTGAGGGCGGAGAGCTAAAAGACTCTTGGGCTCACAAGACCTATTCAGAGCTTTCAAACGATATTGGTTCTTCAGGATACTTTAACATCGGATACCCTGGAAAAGGTTATCAAGACATAATAAACTTATGCATTCAATACTTGAATACACAGTCAAAGCCAGATTACATAATGATTGCATTTCCTTCGCTATTACGTAAAATGGGTTGGGTTGAAAAAGAAAACTTAAGCCCAGAAAATGGCTTAGAGGAAATAAATTTTGTGCCTGGATATTACATGCTCATGCCACAAAAAAATAAACAAGGCAATTCAGGTGGTAGATACAGATTGTCTGGTCCTGGGTTCTGGCACAACGATGGATATTCAATATCAGAAACTAGATCAGATTTTTTAAATTTCTATCTATCAATTAAACTATTTGAAGAACTTTGCAAGGCAAAAGATATAAATCTTCTTTGGACAGTTTTAGACACAAGTGATAAATTTACTTTAGATAAAATTAAAAATCATTTTAAATACAGCTTTGTTGATTGTTTGGATATGTCTGATGTGGTTAATTTAATTGCAGAAGATTCATCTTACACGTTTGAAAAAGATGACGGGCACCTTGGAACAGCACAACATAAAATAATATCAGATAACTTTTTAAAAGTTTTTAAAGATAGGGGTTGGGGTAAAGATGCCAAGAAATGAAGGAAGTTGTACTAAAGAGCCATTGTTTAGCATAGACGATGCTGTTGATTTTGTAGAAGGACATGAAATAATATGATTAATAAAATAAAAGCAGTTTTTTGCAAGATAGTTGGTCATAACTTGAGGCCCGCAGGACAATGCCCATTCACTGGATCTTCTTATGAATACTGTGAACGTTGTGAGGCAATGATTACATTAGATGAAGCTACGGAGTAAAGTATACGGACAAGGAACACCAGTAGTATTCCTTCATGGAATGGGGTCTAGTTCATCTGTATGGAAGCCAATTGTAAAAGAAATACAACACAGTAAACAATGTATTCTATTTGATTTTCCTGGACACGGAGACACACCATTTAACGAATGGGATCCTTTAACGCCAGAAGATATGGCAAGAGTTGTAATAGAAGGGATTAATAGTTTAGGCGTAAAAGAGTTTCATTTGGTAGGACATTCATTAGGTGGTTGGGTAGGACTTGAAATAGCAAGCGCTTATCCAGATAGACTATTATCTTTTACTGCTATAGCACCTGCTGGCCTATGGAAACATAAAAATACATATAAATACCCACCAATGCCAGTATTAAAACTAATGCACATGTTGCTACCATTGGCTGCAAATATAGTGCCAAGAATAGATAAACTAAAAAAGATAGCCTTTTCATCTGCTGTTGCTGATTATAAAAAGGTGGAAACAAGGTCAGCCATAGATGCAATAAAATCTTTTTCTATAGCGTGTGACTCTTGGTATAAATCAAAAAAGATCAATAACTTTGACGTTCAAGCTAATATCCTGTCTGATGGATTTAATAAACATATAGATAGTACCATTCCTATTACTGTCATATTTGGCAGGAGAGACACGTCTTTTACCAGGCCCAAGTATCAGGATAGGTCACTGCTTCCAGAGGGCGCAAAATGGCTCTCATGGCCCGATTCAGGGCATGTACCGATGTGGGATAACCTTGATAAAGTAATACATGAAATTAAATTAAATATCTTATGGCCCAAATAAAGCAAAATAGTGCGAAAAGTGCGGCGGCGGTAGAGAGTATTGACGCTACTCGTCATATATAGTATATTAACTATATGGTTATTTTAAAATGTCCAGCAATTACAGCAAAAGGTAAGCCCTGCCCAATTATTGGTGAGGAGTCTAGAAACAGTTGGTGCCATGTGCATGACCCTGTTGGTGTAAATCAAACTAGAATTAGGCAGGTTAGGGAGCATAAAGCTAAAAATGGCGGTAAGTCTGGGATAGTCAATAAAAAGATTTTAGCAAAAGAACAACAAATAAAAGAATCAATAGCACTCGATATAGAAGGACAGTGCTACACATTAATGAACGACTCTTGTAACTGTGATTTTCACAGAGCAGCAAGCATAGCAAGATATGGGAATGAATAATATGATCGAGTGGTTAGTTAATAGGATATTTAGATGGGATCCACTTCGCAAGGCAGTGTTTGATGAGGTCAGGCTGTATCAATCCGTAGACAGATCAATGTGGGAATATGAAAAAAGCGGTCCAACTAATCTAACATGGTCGGAAGGCGATAGATGGTATGGCTGGACATTTAATCCAGTAATCAATAGATACTATTTTGATGATATTGGGAACGAATCCTTAATGGGCTTATGGGAAGACCAGTGGCTTCGTGAAGCAGATAATCATGCATTATAAACAATAAGAGTATAATTAAACCATGATATGCTACATTTGTCACTACAGAGGCAAGATGTTTCCGTACCAAAATCAATACGGAGATCTGTTTATCTTGTGTAAGGAATGCATGGGTGTGGCGGATGAGATTAAAGAATACAACGTTAACTTAGTAAAGATGTTTGAAGAGTGGGCTATAAAGCAAATAGAGTCTCTAGACGACAATGGCTAGAGAGTGGTCAGATAAATCAGAATGGATGACAAGTTGTCCAATATGCTACTGCGCTGTTACATATCAGCTGAGGGATTATCACATACGGTATCACGAGATATCAAATGACAATAAAAATTAATGCATACTGTACTTTGTGCAAGAAGTTGGTCTCTGGTAGCGTCAAAGAAATCGTAAAGTTGGATTCTGGTAAATGGTTATACCGAGGCGACTGCGATGAATGCGCTTATGAGATAAAACGAATAAACCTTAAATAGGTATAACTTGTAGCATTGCATTATCGTAAATTCTGTTGCATTCTGTCATATTAAATTTAGAAAGGTCAATGGTGTGGTATTCATCGGACACTTTACTGGAGACTAGATGCTTATACTGTGGCTGATCAAACAATACATTTTGATACTCCATATCATTTACTTTAAGACCAATATGCTTAGCCACAGAATCTAGTAGTCTGTCTGGGTTTAAGATCAAATCATCGTAGCTTACAAGTATGTCTGAATTGTCCATTATGTAATCATAGAACTCTACATATCCTTTTAATGGCAATCCAATACCAATATGCTTATCCTCAGAATAATATCTTTTCATAGTAGCCATTGATCTAAATGTCTCTTCTGGTTTACGGATTATAGATATAATAGATCTACCATTTACCTCAGATATGTGGTGAGTCTTCTGTATAAATAAACCAGTCTTCTGGTATATCAGTTGCTGTAGGTAATGCGATCCAGATCTAGGGAATGTTAATAATACATAGTCCATACCTATATTGTACTATGATATAATAGTCAGATGGACAACATTGAATTGAACGACGAAGAAATCTCAAAGAATTACATGTCAGACGATGAGCATGTCGACAAATGGAATAACTTTGAAAAGGCTTGCTGGGCGGGATACAAGCAGGTTGGCATGAAGAATAAGGGCGGAAAGAAAGTCCCTAATTGCGTACCAATCAACAAGGCAACAGGATTACCAGAAGAACCAACAACTTCTTGGGATGGCGTATTTAAACCAAAGGTAGACTAATGGCAAAGAAAAAAGTAAAGCTTCCACTTAAAATATGGAAGAATCCAATTCTATATATCAAGTTTCATAGAGCCCTAAATAAAGTAAAGAAATCAATGTAATGGGCATACTAGATAATCTAGAGGCATATGTAGAGTGGGCAGAAAAGCCAGATAAATGCCATTACTGTCAAGCTATAGCTACATATAATGACCTAGCTAAGATAGATCAAACATATCAGATAGTAGGCGTATGTGCCTGTCATTCATTTAAAGGACTATCATCCTAATATAGGCCCGAATAGTGAAAAAATCGGCGGTAGAGACCCCTTGTCAGTACCTGACTTAAATGCTACAATTAGTATATGCCACATGATCACAGATTTGAATTAGACCTTGACGGTCAGATAACTTGTGCAATTTGTGGTAGTATGGATAATGAACGGGACAATTCAGGTTCCTATAATGGTAGTAGAGCGGTTTCCGAAACCGATAATGTTGGTCCGATTCCCACACCTGAAGCCATGTTCGAGACACAGATGGATTTTGAATAATGGCTAAAAAGAAGAAATATAAAGGTATGTCTAGGGCATCTATTGCTGCTGAAAAGCAGAAGAGCCTATCGGATATTGAAAAGACTAGACGTAAGCTTGATGCTATAAAAGGGCGGGAACTGACAAGTATTAGACTTTCAGCTAGAGATATGATCGAATTTAATAAGGCAATACAGGACCTAGATAGAAATAAAGCTTTGATTGAAGATACATATAAGGGAACCCCTGGACAGAAGGTTTCAACTTGGACAAGAAAATGATACAATAAGGCAATGATAACTATACTAGCAATACTCATTACATGGTATATAACTAAGATATACTACACAAGATCCCTAGAGATAAATAGACCAGAAGATGATTCTGAGATAATTAGAGCTACATGTGCTGGTTGTGCTCGATCAGAGTATATTCATAGAGATAACCTACGGGTTCCATACTACTGCATGAGTTGTAAATAATGGATAAATTAGAATCATCCTATAGTAAGTTTATTAAGGAATATGAGCCATATAAGGTAGCATGCACTCAATGTAGTACACTATATGTATCTGGTAGCGATAAGCCATTTGTATGTTTGGAGTGTTCTTCGGATCCCAATACAGCAGGATATTCTACAGGCAAATGGTCAGATGACGATGATATGCACCCTACAATAACTCCTCTATTTGGACCAAATAGGTAGCTAACTCCTATATCCCCCTCCCATTTATCTCCTCTCTAATAGCCCTTAGAAGGCTTATATAGTGGAGTAAAGTGGAGCATAGTGGAGAATTTATACTCTAGATAACATATCATATACTATAGATATATATAGTTAGATATACATATGTAATTGAGCATATCATTTAGATGGACGTAATGTCAAGCCCAAATTCAGGGCATATTGATCCATATTTGTCAATAGATTTCATGAGGAATTTTGATCTATTTTGCCATATTCTCTACAGATTTGTCGACATTCATAATGTATAATTATCTATTCTGACATATTCTGTAGCAAATTTCAGGGATTTTGTCAAGGCCTTCGTAAATATAAAATTTGGCCCACAAGCTTCAGGGGTTTTTAGATCTCTGTCGTAAAAGGAAAATTTGGCCCATATGCCCACACACAAAAAATCCACAGGATGTGGATAACCCTGTGGATAATTTGGCCTATATATGTTTATCTATATAGACAGGCATTCGTCTCTCATTGTATATGCCTAATTGATTAGATTTATTTCGTCAAATTCCTTCTCTTCATATTCTCTATTGATTCTATATGATAGAGCAGGTAGTTGGGTCTTGGTTATATGGCTAACTGATTTAGGGAGTTTCAAGTTCTTGAATTCCCGTCCTTCTTTGTATGCCCGCACACATTCATAGAGTTCTCTTGCAAGCAAGATACCTTCAGATGAAAGGTCATCTACAACTTCTGTGTCATGTCGTCTTGATTGCTCTTTGATTATATAAACAATCATCTCCATAACCCTATCAACTGTATAGTATGGCTGGTCTGCTAGATATCTACCTAGAATTGCTGGATTGAACCAATGCGACTCTGTTAGATTTACTAGTTGTTCTGCTACTTTGATTTCTGGTGTCTTAGTCATATCCGCCTTCCGCCTAACTGTTGATTATATCAGAAATGGTAGGAGGGGTCAAGGACCAACGATTCCCCGACCCCGTCCAAGATTACTTTGTCTTTACTTCTTTGGTAAACGTTAGACCCTTTTCTTCCGCTTCCTTAAGGATCTGCTTAGCTGCGCCTGAAAAACGTCCACGTACTCCGACATGGATTCCCTGAGCTTTTAGATATTCACGCTTTGTTGTCATTTGTTTTATCCTTTCGAGATAATTGGTTTGTTTTAATTATAGCAACTTTTCACGGATTTGTAAATAGCTGCCGTAAGACTTTTTTTCTGCCCCCATTTTTAATTAATCTGTTCAGCTCGATCTTTAATTAATTTAGCAATGATGTTGTGAGCTTCGATATTTTCAGTTTCGGATCCACCCCATAAAAGCTTTTGTGCTGTATTTAATTGATCATTGATGTACTCATCACTCATCTTCATCTTCTTCATCCTCTTCCTCTTCTTCGGATAGGTCGATAATGTATCCCTTATCCAACATCCAGTCTGTTAGGTCTTCGCTGTGCTGTTCCGCCCCATACTCTAGAGAGAACCCGTAACCAGCCTCCACGGCCTCACAGAGGTGCTCCCACATCTGTTCCTCAGTTACTGTGCAACGGTAGTTGTCGTCCTGCATTTTGTATAGAATGCTGTCCCATGTCCACAACCAAACCAGGGAGAGACCAAGGTCTGTGTCTTGTAAGATAGAGATACATTCATTTAGTTTGTTTCTGTCATCAGGCTTCATTACGTGCTCCAATCGCAAATGATAAATCATATGTTAGTTTATATACTGCTACTAAGGCGTCAAGACGCCCTTCACATTCTGTGCGGACCATAGAGTCCATTGCCTCTTCGGTCTCTTGTTCCCGTTCGCTAGCCTCTGCTAGGTCCTGTTCGGCCATTAGAATTAGATTCTTTAGTTCGCCGTGCATTATATCTAATCCACTAACACCTGCATTAACCATACGTTGCAAATGGGGCGGGAGCCCAATGTCTTCATTATTCATTGATATACCTTTCGTTAGAGTTATTCATTATATCAGTTGCCACTGACAATAAATGCCTGGTTGCTTCAATTTGTCCTCGTATATCAATTACATTGATAGATTCAGGATTCATTTCTAAATCTTGTTCTAAACTAATTAGATGTAACTTCATATACTCCAAGAAGTATGATGATTTAGTCTGTGTGGTCAAAATAACCCTCCGCCCATAGACCTTGCAAGAAACTAACAGCGTCTTCCAAGTCTTTCCTCAAAGGCTCCTTGTCCATTAAATCGGACGGGGTCCTAAGATAAAAAAGCTTTGAATCGTGTATAGCATTAATCATTCTATTTAGATCGGATTCAGTGTAACCTAGCATTCTATTGCCTCCATATATTTAATCATAGTTTGTAGTGTTATATGAATGTGACAATCACAATCATCTGATGTATCTCTGTCATCAAAATGAATTAAGTTGTCATCATAGATATAATCGATTAGTTCTTGTGTAGTAATCATAAGCAGAACTCATCTCCCTCAATATAGCCATAATACTCATTGTATGATTGTTTTAGGCTATCAGGAGCAAATTGCATAAACTTATATTCTGCAAATGCTGAGCCCTCATCTAAATTATTATTGTTCCATTGCTCAAATAGATGTTGCTCAATATCTACTTGAATTGCTCCAAGGATATGTTCTCCAACTGTATCTGTAAATGCTTCCATTACACTTCCGCCTTTTCTGTAGGGGTCAATAATACCATGTGGGTCTGACATTCTTTCATAGCCTCTTCATCTTGCCAAGAGCCTTGATTACATTCAGAACAGAATTCACCGCAGTCATCTTCACAATAAGATAATGTATCAAGAGATTGGCAAGCATAGCAACGGTTCTCCCATTCAGCCAATTCTTTTACTTCACCACGGACAATCTCATATTCCCCACCCCAACCTGTTTCTTCCTCAAACTCTAATGTAAGCAGGCAGTTAGGAACTAGATTACTTAGTTTAGTTAAGATAGTTACAGCAGGTGACCAAGCAGTCTCATATTTATATACAAGCCAATTGTCATCACCTTCTGATTTGTATTCAAGCAATTCTGTATTTGGATATTCATCACCGTCACGGACGGCTACATCCCATTTAGTTCCCCAATTAGATGTATTCCAAGAATACCAATCCTTCTGAGTCTTAGCAAATGCAACAGACTTAGCAAACCAATCAGGGTCGTTCTGAATATCATAGTTGCCACGAGAAGGCTGGCAAGCATATTCCTCATCAGTAATACCGTCATCCTTATATGAGTGGATATTATGGAAAGAAAAAACGGGATTAGAATAAGATACTTGTTCAATCTTAGTAGGAAATCCCATAGTAGAAATATCACCCATACCATAAGTCTCTTGTGCTAATGTAAAAGGTTTATTCAATCTATCTTTAATCATATCTACCTCAGACTTAGGTCCTTGGATAGTTAATGTGTTATAACACCAATTTGGCATTTTATATCCTTTCGTTGATATGGCTTAATTGTAACATCCACCACTGACATATGTCTATGCAATATGGGTGTGAATCACACCACATTTTCCAAGCTATGTGGTCAAGATCACAAATTTTCAGGCGATTTCATATTGACTCCGTAAGCAAATTCTGCTACCCTCATGTCTTTGCGGGCCAAAAATAAAACCCCCCAAGCTATAAGCTGGGGGGTATGAATATGGCTGCTGATTTCCAACGAAAGAAATAAACCGCTTTACTTAGCGCCTGGCCCGCAGACTAGTTAGACGCACCACTTCATTTCTATATTAAAACCAGGACCAAAGTCCTAGTAATAATTATACCATAACTGATTGACTAGAATACTTAGTCACAAAACTATTCAGGTCCGTGGTAAATACTACAGTGGTGAGGTCTTCCTCGTATAAAGTAAACGTTTGCTTGGACCAATCAATTACAGGTACCTTGTGCTCGTTGTCAGACAATTCATTTACTGTAATGCCCCAGCCTGTCAAAGGTTCCCATGCAGGCCCAATCATGTTGCTAATGCATATACGTGTCGCATATGATTCATCCGTCCAACGTGGCTTTGCAGTATGTACAGCATCCGCCAAGGTTTCTAGCATTTTAAATCCAGCCCAGTGACCGTATAAAAACACTGTATCTCCCTTGCGGTCTCTAAACCCAAAGTTTGCTCTGTCGCCCATTTTATTCCGCCTTTGTTAGTTGTTGTTCCTGCTCGTAGTTGAGCAATTGTACCATTTCTTCGGCCCAGTCCACAAGGGACTCTCCCTGTGAATTTTTATGATGTCCGCAGAAATAAAGAGACATCTCGTCTTTCTTTGCTTGCCACATAGCCTGAGCTGCACACTGATCACACTTAAGCCATTCAGCCATCACAGTGCACCACCTTCAATCATTTCGGAAAGACGGTCTAAGATCCAAGAATCGATGTCAGCAATGTCAATCTCTGCTAACTTTTCCATAATCTCTTCACGAGCAAACTTATACCCGTCATCAAAACCATCTTTATAATCTGACATTATCTCTCCTTATATCCTGTCGCTTCTTTGTCTGCCCAGTAAGATTCTTTCAAATTATACTTGTCACGAATGCGACTTACTTTCTCAATACTACCAGTTCCGATGTTGAAAGTCAACGGTGGCATAAACTCAGGGTCGAGTCCAGTGATTTGTGCATCCCAATAAGCCATCTCGAGAGATAGCCTATCGGGAGCAGTCAACTCAAAATACATTATGCTTCCCTTACGTGGCAAACTTCGGTGTCATCGATTGTGATGTTACCGTTATTTGAATCGGCGTAAAGAGCATCTGTGACTTCTGAATCAAGGTCTAGTTCATAATCTGAATCTAATACATTGTATGTGTATGTTCCGCTAACTTCAAGAGTTGCGGTGAATAGAACTTCTCGAACTAGTTCAATGCCAAGCGCTTCAGCAATTGCACGAAGTGTATCTTGGTCATCTGAATCGGCATATGCCTCAGTAATAATATCCTTGACTGTATTAATCTTGTCTTGGTAGACACCATTGTGCTTCTGTGCCTGACGTGCATTGTGTAGGTCCCATTCAATTGATGTGACCTTGTCAGTTGCATATTCTGCATCTGAATAACCACGGATTACTTTGTAGGTAACCAATAGGTTAGGGTTATATGTATCGGGAACTGTTACTGCAGGTGTTGTTGTCTCTTCCATTTTTTCCTCTTTCGTTTGGGTTGAAGGTGCAATTGTAGCATGCTCCACTGACAATAAGGTAGTCTTACGGCCACATGGACATGTGAGTTCTGTCACACCAGAAGGGAATCCAAACCCGTCTGATGATGTTAATTCAATTAAGCAGTCGCATTCATCTGGGTCACAGACAAATGTATATTTAGATGATATTAGTTCGTTGGTCATGATGAGAATTGTACACTACCCCACTGACATTTACAAGCTTTTCCAGGGCTTTTTTTATGATCTCCGTATGATTAAAATCACACCCGCACATATGGGGGCCTGGCGATCCCAACGAGACTTGAACTCGCAACCTCTACCGTGACAGGGTAGCGCTCTAACCAATTGAGCTATGAGATCAAAAAAAATATTGAGCAGTTTTAAATCTTGCTCAGGATTTTTATTTATTTTTTTAGAAAGTTGCAACCATGCGATACAACTTATTTTTTTCTGCGGTTAGAACTGGGTCAAACCCTGATGCACCCGCCATAAGTGTTTCGCCATTGCCACGACCTGAACGATAATAATCAAGGCGCTCAGTTAGTGCATTGAACGCACCCCACTTTGTTCCCTTGATTGTAGCGTTAGTTGGTGAGTTGTGATACAAATCGTCAATGAGAACAACTTTGTTTTCCCACTTCTTCAATGCACCCTTCAAATCCTTATCAGGCTTTGGATAGATTGTCTGAATCAACTTAGAAAATTCAGCATCGGTGATTGCTTGTGAATAAAGCGCCTTTGCTTGAACTTCGAATTCATCGAAATATCCAAGAGCAAGCCCAAGAGTTTCACGAGCAACTTGAATGCGACCTTCAACAGATTGCGTGTGGCGAATCTTGAAAGATTGCTTAGCATTCTTCATTGCAAGGTTTAGTGTATTTTGGCACACAACACGAACAGGTGTAACGGCTGCTTGAACAGCAACAGAACCATCGTGTGATGTCCATACAATTAGATATAACTTAGTTTCATCATTGGCGCCTTGTGGGTCAAGAACCATTGTGCGGGGAATATCGACAGTGCCGAAAACAACTTTACCCTTTTTCAATGAGCCAGCAGATTCCCAACGGCAATCAGCATTGGCATCGTGAATTGCATCAGCGAATGCAAACAATTCTTCATTTTGCACAGGCTTGTAACGCTTTCCAACAGTTGCAAGAACATCAGTGCCCTTGTTGAATGGGTTATCACGAATTACAAGAGATGCCTGAGAGACATCATTCCAAGATTCGTCAATGTGATTTGTGATAGGTGACAAGCGAACATTCCAATTTGCTAACTTTGCTTCTTCAAGCATTGTTGCAGTTGTAACTTCCTCATCTTTTGTGAAGATACGATTTGCTAGATTGTGCCAAGCAGGTGCGCCACGAAGAGCAAAAGCAACTTCGCCATTTTCCATTTCTAGATTATGAGCCATATTTATTTCCTTTCGTTTAGTTGTTGATGTAAGTATAACAGGTGCCACTGACATTGTCTAGATTAGTTAGTCATTTGTCCGAATTGATCCGTGTGAGTAATCTCACAAAATTCCAGGGTTATCCACAGATCCCCGTAAACCTGTGGATAACCCCACACATATGCGGGCCTATCCACAGGCTGTGGATAAGCTGCCGTTAGATCAAAATTCTAGTTGCGCTTGCTGCGTAACTTTGTGCTACTGCAACTGTATCTTCATCAAGAAACATAGCGGTGATTTTCTTTTTCTTTACCGCATCATATACGTAGCCATTTATTTTTCCATTGAAGCGTTTGATGTTTGAGAATATTAGTTCTGTTAGATATTCTTTATCAACACCTTGTTCTGAATAGATAGTCAAATCATTTTGCTTGTTAGCATCATAGATTTCTACTCTAAAGCGTTCTGCCATTGTATTACCTTTGTTAGTAGTTTCCCGAAGGAGAGCAGTTTGGCGACATACTCAGGTCGTTGGATTATTTAGAGATACTTAGCAATCTGCTTCATTGTGGAAGCATTTACTGTTTCCTCATCTGTCATCTTGAGAATTGTGAGAGCATTTGAGATGTCCTCTTTCATTTCACGATAACTGTGCTGATGGATAATTTCGTAGTCCTTCTCAGGTTCAGCAGGGAAATTGCTTTCCTTTGTGATGATGTCAAAATCAACATTGAGAGTGTTGTTCCATTGACGATAGTTTGTGCGAAGGTTCTCAGCCTTTGAGAAGTTCTCAATAGCCCACTTACCAATTTCTTTCTGCCACTTTTCACGGGCTTTTTGATACTTGGCTTCGTTTGCTTCTTGTGAGGCATAGTTCTTTTCTAACTCAGCAAGGCGAGCCTCTAGTGCCTTGATTACCTTTGGTGTTGCCACCTTTACTGTTATTGCTCTACTCATTGTATTTCCTTTCGTTGGTTGGTTGTTAGAGTATTGTATCAGTTGCTACTGACATTTCCCCGAAGGGAGAGAGTTCTTACTTACGACATTGGGCGAGAACACTCTCTCAAACTGCCCCTGTTTCGTGGCTTAGCACCCAGTTAGGGTGTGTGCCTCCTTACGCTAGTTTGTCTTGTAAGACAGTTGTCCAGCGTTCTCCGTTGTCTGTTTCCAGACGGACTCTCACCGAGCCAGATGAGTTAGGAATAATCTCTTTGATTACGCCTGTTTCTTTAGACTTTAGGGTAGTGAATAAATCACCAACCTGATAGACTTTGTTATCTATTGTCATTTTGCTTCCTTTCTTGTTAGGTAGTATTGTAGCATTAGGGGCTGACATCTATCAACCCCAATCTCATTATGCGAGATACCAAGCGTGTGAGATAACTCACACGCCTAGTTTTGATCTCAGTATTCGCTCTCAGGTAGCCAAGCGTCTAAGTGGTGTTGTTCGATAATAGCGGAGGCGGGTGCAAACTTTTCTCCACGATACGATACGCCTTCAGGCATTTCGATTAGTTTATTATAGTCCTCGTCATAGTAAGCATCTATTGCTTCGATGCAAGGTTGCACCATAGATAGTGGAACGGGTGGATAGTGATTACCTTGTAAGTGAATAGCAATACCTTGTTCTAAATCCAAGTCTGCTAAATCTAACGCTGTGTTGTATCCCATTATTAGTTACCTTTCGTTGTTGGATAAGAGTATTTTAGCATAGGGCACTGACATTACCTAATCCATTCTCGGCGTGTCGCAGCTTTTGTGATAATACTCACAATTCCAGGGGTTGTGGATAACTCTCGTAAGCCTGTGGATAACCGCCCACAAATATGCGGGCCAACTTGATCTTGTCAAGTCGACACGCCGTACTATTTCATTTTCATTGCAACGTACACGGCCAAAACAAACGGGCCCAAAATAATTGCAGCTAGTATGCAACCGATCAAGGCGCCTAGAACATTAGCCATTATTTTTTACTCGCAGAAAATCTAATATCCGCTTTACCGTAGACACATAATCCACATGATACACATGCGGACCCTGCATTGCTAATTAGTGGAATGCTTTTCATATTCTCAGGACACTTAGCACCAGGCTTGCCCGTCAATTCTTTCATTGTGCTTTCGGTTGCAGCGAATGTCTTACCTAGATAAGCAAGGCGGACCTTAGAATTAGTTTTCAAATCGAATGCTATTTCTTTATTCTCATCATCGGTTGAATAGTATAGTGAAAGATTAGCAACATCCTTGATAATAAGCGCTGCAGACTTTACACGTGTATAAACCCAAAATTGAATATCAGAATGATTTTCGATAACAGTCTTCCAGGCATATGTATAAGTATCATTGAAGAAATCCCCGTCCCAGTGGATACGAAATAACTTAGGCGCATTCTTCTTATCACAATCAGCAATAAAATCAACAATCATCTCTTCTAATAGGCGGACCATAGTTTCGCTATCGGCGTCTTTTAGTAAAGACCAATTGTGTAATAGATTAGTTTTTACTCCAGGGAATAGTTTTTCAAGTTTTCCTGCGTAGCAAACACTCTCACAAATACTAGTGGCACCAGGGCATGAATAATTCTTTCCTGCAGGTAATCCGAACGTGTTCGCAATTGCGGCTTGCTTTCCATTTTTTGTGACAAGGTTAGCCACCTTTCTATCATTAGATCTTTTTAGTTTAAGTGTATTAGTAGTCAAGGCCAAGGCTCATTTCTAATGCAATGTCTTCGTTATAGTTAGCAGACATTTCTTCCAATAAGCAATGAGTACATTTTTCTTCATATGAGTCAACGGCATTTTCTTTACATTCAGGGCAGGTTGTTGCGTAGTATTCATCATAGATTTCATCGTTTTCAAATGTCATAGTGGGGCGACCTTTCTTAGTTGTTTTCTTTTAAGTGTAGCATGTCGGACTGACATTTTCTACCCTTGCGAGAGTAGACTTTTTTAGAAGGAACGGCAGAAGCAGCATTAGAACGGCGAAGTTCCATTAGTCTGCGTAATTCCTCTTTTGATTTTTTCATAAACTAATCTTAGCATACATGGGGAAAAAATGTCAAATCTTAAATTGTGATTAATCTCACATGCGACACGCTAGGTAAATTCCCTAGGCATTTTTGTGCGGGGAAGCACACAAAAACTTTTAACTATTCTTCATCTTCAATAAAAACATAAAACGGAATTGTATC